CTCTGACAAAAGTTTGTACAGAGATAGTACTGGTAGCAACAGGAGCTGATAAAGTATTTAAAATCCTAATTGATATCATACCATTATCAAAATTAGGATCAGGAGCAGAGAAACCAGTAGAAAGACCCCAATTCATAGCTGGAATTAAATTTCTAACAGTTAACCAAGCTCTAGCTTGTAAATATGGAATTCTCATTTCCACATTGGTTTCTTCGCAAATGTCGACTATTTTAGTATAAGCTGTAGTAGTAGAGTCAGCATTTGCACCCACATCTCCTCTAGGGTCCCAAGTAATCCTTAAACGTCCTTTGTGATATTTAGAAGCTATAATTCGAAAACGAAATATAATATCACCACGCCAATATTTAAATAATTGACTAAAATGACACATAGGAGTACTATAATACAGTGTCTGATTAATATCAGAAACTGATTGATATAGAGCAGGATTAACTTTATACCAACCCAACAAATCACCAGCAGCACCAGTTGTTGTCCAATCCATCTTATTAATATAAGATTCACGGGACATCAAATAACGAACATCAAGTTCATCAGTTGGTGGAATACCAGTAGTTCGTGGATCAATAGTCAATTCATTTTTCGGATCTAAAGTTAGTTTATCAATTGGATCACCAATCTGAGCTGATGGAATAGAATGAAAAACTTGTGATTTATAAGGTTTAGTATCTTCTACAACAGGAACATTTGTATATCCAAATAATGTAGCCATACCTGCAACAGCATTAGCACCTATCTGCGTAGCTGTAGCAAATTTACTAATTAAAGGTATATCCCTAAGTTTGGAAGCAGCATATGCAATGGCTGAAGCAGGAGTTGAAACAACTCCCATACCATACTCATCACCCCTAGATACTTTAACAGCCTCGTCTCCAGATTGAACTTTATAATCTGAAGATTGAACTGCCAAATTAATTGTAGGACCAGTGAGACGGATGTTATCAGCCCAAGCATAAACTGTAAATTCAACAGATGAACCTGTTGTACCATTAGCTGAACTCAAAGGAACAAATTCATTAAAAGCTAAAGAACCCATTTGAGTTAATTCAGTTGCAGAACCAAGTTCTAACCAATTCTTATAATAAAAGAAAGGCAAAACCATCTCCCCACCTGAATTACATTGTGGGTATATCCAAACATGAGGTCTTTGAGATAATGGTATAAATTTTGCACTAGTTATTGGATTAATATCCGGAGCAAAAAATGGTAATGGTTCATAAGACATTTGTAATGCACCAAAGAAAAAAGGAGAACTATTAACTATAACTTTAACATGTAAATCACATGATATAAAAGCATAATTGTCTAATTTCTTCTTAATTCGTGCATCATTAAAAAACAAATGCCAAGGACTAATTGCAAAATCACCAAAACCAGTTTGTGACCAAGAACTAACTTGAATTGGTACAGGTCTAGCTAGAAATTCGGCTAATTCTGCTCCTGGAGCATAATCTAAATAATATGAATTATCTGAAAGTTTTTCTGCTCCGAGGTATTCTCCAGCATCATCATCTATAAATCCAACTACTCCCTCTTGTTGTGTGGCTGAAGCTGAAGTAATAGGAACATTACTTTGCTGATTAGCTACATTTGGTGTAGAAGTATTAGCAGTAGAAGTTAAAGCTGGGGAACTATTGGATTCACTATCTATAGTGTCTCCAGATTGAACAACAACCCAATCATCAAATTTCTTAATTTTATTTTCAAAATAAAATTCTCTTATTTTATTCATGGATTTTCTAAAAAATTTATATCGTATAGTTTTAAAAGTATTTGCGAACCATTTATTTATAAACTTATGTGAGTAGTTCAATCACACAGTATTCATGTGTTTTTTGATATCCAACCAATATCATTTCTAAAAAGAAACTTTGAGGAACACTCAGGTGGGAAAAAATATATACATCCACTCTTACGCATTTATTACACACTAAAAATAAAATTATACAGTATATATGCATACATGAAGCATTTTGGTTTTACATTGAGACCTTGCTACACAGGCCTACATGTCAAGTTTAAAAATGAAACCAAGAGCGAGCTCTTGATTTCTTCCATGCGTAACTCTTAACATTAATATGTTGAGAATTATCATAGAATTGATCCTTTAACTCATCCCATTGAGGAAGAGTAGAATCTTGAACATATTTGGTTAGATCATTTTCTAAAATAATGGACTTAAACATTTCTCTTTTTTCTTCGTAAATTTCTTTACCATAATAAAAATATTCACGAATTGCTGAACTTATTGTTGCAATAGCCTGTTGTTCAGGTCCAATAACATTAGATCTAACACACATAGTGAGCATTTTATCAATTGATGCATGCTCAATAGGGCATAACCAAGCACCAACATCTTTATCAAATCTAAATGAACGTTTTAAGAAAGAAACATCTTTAATACTAATATAAGGAATCGATTCAGAATCTTTGTCTGCCATAGTATATTTAATTCCTATATCTTTCATAGCATTCATAATAGATGTATGATTAAAATGTGAAATAGATTTAGAAATACCCATGATATTATCATCACCATATGTCATCAATGCAACATATTTTTGGAAAGAATAACATTCTTTCCTAGGATTGGTTTGATAATAAGCATATCTCATATAGAGACTATTAGCTATACTGTTAATAATAACAGTAAGAGGGTGTCCCGATGGATTGGAACCATAAAATTCAATCAAATCACCAAAGAAATCAGTCATAGGAAAAGCTGTATCTTCAGAAATACCTTGAATTATAGTTAGTTCTTCTTCACTCATTCCAGCTGCTTTACAAATATTAAATAATACTTTAAAAGAAGCTAATATAACTGAAGATGGCATTGATTTGTCGAAAGCGGAATAATCACCTGCTACGATTCTATCATCACCATGTTGAACTAAGTATTCATACAATTCTTGCCACTCCAAAGATTGACAGATTGTCCCTGGTCCAGCTTCAAATATATACCTATTTCTCTGTATAACTCTAATAAGAGATAACATATACTTCCTAACAACAAATGTAAATTCAAATGGAGCTCCCGTAAAAATACGAGTTTTTCCAATTTCTATTTTCTTAAAGGAAGTGGGTTCATCTTTCAAATGAGCACAAAAATTAGGCATGTATCTTTCACCTCGTTTGTAACAGTTTATACAATCTTCGATTCTTTCTTTAATAATATCATCAACTTCAACAGGATCCATAACTTCACCTCTTGGAGCACATGATTTCAAGAAAAATTTCTTAGATTTCTTAAATGGATTACCTGCTGAAGTAGATCTATTAATTTTATCTACATATTCAACTCCAGCTGCACCATTCAAAGTTGTAAAATCGTCATAAACTTCAACCAATTTCAATTCATCTTTAGGTAGTTTAGTCAAAATATCTCTAGTGAATGATTCAACACACTCATTAAGTATGCCCTGATCTATTTTATGAGAAAGATTTACCATATCAAGTAATCCTCTACGTTTTGGAACCCAACCTGACATAACAGGTTGTCCAGTCTTGCACTCATATCCACGTTTAACGACAGAATCATGAATAAAAGTTTTACAAACTTTAGATTTCATAGAACTTCGAAAACCTGTAAATGATCCATAAACATTTGCAAAACCGGATTCAACATAACGAACAGGACTTTTCTCATGTAAATCAACCAACTCACGCTCATATCCTTGAGCACTCAATTGTGGTGTATTACTACCGATAATAACAGATTTAAAATGATTAATTGCTTTGGTAATATCAGCATCTGAAATACAAGTTGCTAAAACTTGACCATTAGTTTCATTTCTTAAAGAATGTA